AAATTTATCAAGTATCTACCTTCTGGATATTCTACAAAATCAGACATAGAAGCATTTTCTTCTCCCGCCTGTTCTATTAAGTTTTTGAAATTAGTCATATTTACCTCGCTTTTTACTAATGTTCTTCGTTGTTATCAAAAAATTCAAATCTACCGCTTAGAGTTTCAGAAATTTCTGTTTCTAAGTCTTCTATTTCTAGCAGACATTTCATCAATGCCTTATCTAGTAGATCGCTAGATCCAATTTTTTCTTTAATGATTCCTTTTACTCTGTCGAGTATTCGGTCATACCCTTCATAAGAAGGTAATTTACTTCTTTTGTTTGGCTCAACCATTTTGATCTCCGGCCAATGCAGTTTTAAGTTCTTGCTCTAAAGTTTTCCACACCTTACCTTTTTCGACTTTTATTTCTGGGGGTAAGTTATATCTATTTTTTGCAAAATAACTTATACAATCTTCTGTAAAGAAATATCTTTCTTTAGATTGTGTAACTTTTGTTTTGAGAGATCCTTTATCGTCTTGTGTTTTAACTTCTCCAAATTTGTAGTTATAAAACAAAACCATATCTAAATATTCTTTAACTTTTTCTCCAAAGCCGGTCCTAAGTTTAAGCTCGTATTTTTGATAATCTTTTAGTCCTGGTTTTTCTTTTCGGTCTTCTTTGACATGACATATAAAAACCACACGCATTTTTCTTTTATCTCTAATCTGATCTAAAAGGTCAAACACTTGTGTCAATGTTTCTTTTGCTTTTGAATAACCTGTCCCCCATTCAAAATCAGATATAGACTCTTTGCCGTCTTTATCTGATACATATTTTTCAATGAGAGTTTCTAGCCAATCTAAAGAGTCAATCGCTAAAGTTTTTCTGCTTTTGTAATCATCATTATTGATTATTTCTTCTAGGTATTCTACAAACTCTGTAAAACTTTCAATGGGTTCTGTATTCCAAATGTTAGTGTCTGTCTGTGTAATTAGACCTTCTTCCAATGTCAGTATCATTGGATCTGGCATTTCACAAACAGCAGATGTCTTACCGATTGCGGCAGGTCCGTATATAGCCATACGCATAGGTTTTTTACTAGCTCCTTTTCTAATTGCTTTAATTGTCATTTTTTTCTCCTTTTTCTAATGTTACTCTTAATAACTCAAATGAATAATTACGCAGAAACTCAAAAGATTGTTTTAACTGCGTAAGTTGTTCAATCTTTCTTGCTTGTGTAATTTGTTCCGAGTCTTGCTCAAGTTGTGCCAAACCATTGATAGTCCAGGCACAAATCTCAGCTAAAGCTAACTGATTACCTTTGACTGTAATCTCTAGCTCAGCATCTACTAAATTGCTTTTGTAGATATTCTTTTTTACTCCGTCCTGTTCATAAGACAGGTAAGGTTTTTCTTCGCTATCTGTTGTAGATTGCTCTTTTAGTTCGTTGTTTTTTTCGCTCAATGTACTCCTCACTAAGTAGATACTCTTTGTGAGTATCACAATTAAGTTTATGCGGACAAAAGATACAATGCTCTCCGGCCACAAAAACAGGTTCATCTTCAAAACAGGCATCTATTTTTGGTTTTAACCAATCAAACGCCCAATTTACTAAATTTTCAGAAGAAATCTCTGTAGATCTTATTGGTCCGTCTTTGTGCCATGCTCTAGGTTGCACTATAACCATTTCTACTTTTGTTTTTTCTGAATACTTTGATAAAGCCATAAGAGCATAAGCTCTTAGTTGTAAATTATTTTCTACTTCTACCGGATATTTACCATTCTTATAGTCAATAATAATTATTTTGTCTTTTTGTACTATCAAAATATCTGTTGTTCCCCATAAGTCCGGGTGTATTTCATGTCCGTCTAATCTTTCTTCAATATAAAGTTTTGATTTTTTTTCTTCATTTTTTCTTTGCACTACATATTCACAATATGTATTAGACGCTTCAATCATTTCTGCATCTACCTTAACTGTATGACCTTCAAATTCTACTTCTCTGTTTAACCAATACTCTTTGTAATCGACACCTTCAAATCTACCTTGTAATCTCATTTCATTCATTTCGTGTACTACACTACCAATGCGAGAAGCATCACTACTGCTAGAAGGATAACCTTCTGATGCTTTGGGAGATGCAGGGCATTTTGTATATCTATCCAATCCAGACGGAGCAATCTTTGCATGATGTATGACAGGCATCTTTTAATAAGTGATAATTTTTTGACTATCCAAGTAATTCTCAATATCTTGCTCCTCATACTTTACTGCTTTTTGTATTTTATAATAACTAGGTCCTTCTCCAGAAAAACGCCAACGATCAAGTGTTCTCACGCTAACACCAATTCTTTCAGCACATTGTTGCCTGGATAAAAATGTCTTCTGATTGCTAGACACGACTAGATATTATTCCTCATAACCATTATGATATACAGATGTTAAGGAAATGCAAACATTAATTAAATGAGAAAAGACGAAGAAATTACAATTGAAAATATTTATAAGGCCCGTTGGGTATGGTATCACTCGATACTCGCAGGAGAAATTTTTATAACTAATGTCTTATTGATTGCCATTCTTACAAAAATTTAATGTCTAAAGGATCAGATCCTCGTCCAATGAAAGTTGATAAAAAAACTTTTGAAAAAAATTGGGACAAAATATTTAAAAAAAATGTCAAGGAAACCAAAAACTCTAAAAAAACAAGTAGCAGGTAATCACTACAAGAAACTAGGCATAGAGCCAATAGAATATATATTGGCTAACAAGCTGTCTTATTGTTGTGGTAATGCTGTCAAATATATTAGTAGAGATAAGGGCAGTAGGATAGATGATCTTAATAAAGCAATACATTACTTAGAAATGGAAATTGAATTAGTGCATAAAAAAGGAGAAAAACATGAAGACTAAACACAATGGCAAATTAACTAAAGAAACTTTACAAAGACTTCAAATACATATTAATAAGCGTACAAAAGCAGGAGAAAAACATGGAAGAAAAAGATAGGCATATAGCCGATAAAAAATTTAATAAGTTAAAAACTAGATATAGAAACGGATCTAAATACTATTATTTAATTTGGCATAACAAAGGAAAAAAAATAAAAAGAAAAATAGAAGCTCGTTATCCAGATGAAAGTATTACCGAGATACGCAAAAGAGCTATAAAAATTTATTCTCATTACAAAGATATAGAAGAAGGTTTAATAGAAGATCCAAAAGACGCAACAGAAATTAAGTATGATGTTTTGTTTTCTGAATACATAAAAGACTGTAAGGCAAGAGATGTAAAAGAAACTACAACAAAACAATATCAATCTTTATATCAAAATTATGCAAAAAAATATCTTGGATCTATTTATGTAAATGAATTAACAAGAAAAGATATTAAAAATGTTTTTGCATTTATTTCTAAAAAAAGTAAATCACAAGCAAATAAATTTCTTAAATTCATAGTAGCTAGTTTAAATTTTGCTATTGATGAAGAATGTTATGGTATAGAAAATAATATAGCCAGAAGTATAAAAGGCAATCCAGAAAAGAAAATTACTACTAGCTATACCGAAAAAGAAAAGTTAAAAGTATTTAAAAAGCTAAATGAATTAGAAAACTTTGAACCAGGAAAGATAAGGTCTATATCTTTTATATGGTTACTCATACTAACAGGAGCTAGAAAAAGCGAAATAGCAAATGCACAAAGATCTTGGATAAAAGATAATAAAATTGTAATACCTTTTGACCAATATAAGACAGGTAAAAAAACCGGTAAAGACAGAATTATTTATTTGTCAGATCATGCTATAAAAATTATAAATAAAATTATAGAAGTCTGTCCTAATGAAAAAACAATTACAGGTATAAAATCTCCGGAAAAAACTTGGGATAGAATTAGGAAGGAATGTGATTGTCCGCATCTAAGATTACATGATCTTAGGCACTCATTCGCTACATATTGTTTATCAGCAGGTTTAGGCCATAGACAAGTAGGAAATTTATTAGGACATCAGAGCTTATCTTCTATGCAAAGATACGGAGAGATTAGACAAGAAGTTTCTAAAAATAATGTAGAGTTAGCTAACAAGCTGATTTTGCTTAATTAAATCTAAAGTATATTTTAAAGTTTCTTTTGAGTTTGCAGTTTTAACTTCGTCGTCGTTAAAAGTTATTCTGGTTTTTTTAAAAAAAGGTACAAAGATTATATTTTTGTAAGGAAGACAAACTAAAGCATAAAGATCTATATTGTGTGTACCTTTTGTGCCATATCTTCTTTCTTTAGTATTGCCACCCCTTCTAATATCCCAACACCAACCGGTCCTATAATGTCTGCCGTTATGTTTAGATATATATTTCTTTTTTTTAGTAACAGTTTTTACTTGGCATTTATACAAAATATTTTTGTATTCAAAAACTATATCAGCGTGAGATCCGTGTGGCATTGTAACTAGATCTGATCCAAATGAGTAAAGAAAAGAAGCTGTTAAATGTTCTCCGCATTTCCCAACTCTTTCTGTAGGGCAAGGCATTAATCCGTACTACGCTGTTCTTTCTCCCATGCCTTTCTCCAGGAAGGACTATATACCGGACTGTTTTCATCATACATGATAGCGTCAAGAGTCATTTGCCTTGCATTTTTTCTAAGCTCTCCCATTAATTGTTCAAATCCTTCCCTTCTAAATCTTGGCGGATCATTACTAGAAAATGTTGAAATTAATGCTTCAAACTCTGATCTAGAGTTCATAAGATCTAATCTATCCAACATATATTCGTATTGTTTTTCGTTTAATTCTACTCCGTCTAATTTTCTATTCATTTTACCTGGAAAATAATTTGCGTCAGCAAAAGCAGTTAGTATGGGATCTGGTTCTGCCGTACCAACAGTTATAGGAGAAAACACTTGCGGACCTTGTTTTCTTCTTAACATTTTTTCTCCAAAAATATTTCTTCTGATAGGCATACCTTGATTGCTAAAGAAAGGTAGGTCGTCCATTATTTTATCTACAGCTTTTCTGGTATCTCTTAAAAATGGATCATTAACATCATTAATGTTTCTAAACATTGTAGGTACAAAAGATCCTAAGAAATTATTTACATAAGTTTCTATGCCTGTAGGAGTTTCTGAGTCTATAGCACTTACTAAATCTGTAATACCTCTAAAGAAAGTTTTATCAGTTAAGTTTCTTTGCAAAGAATTAGTTAATCCTATTAACATATCAAAAATACGAGTTCCTAGTTTGTCCTGTAAAAACTTTCCGTCTTCTCCGTAAAATTCTGGATTTCTATAAATTTCTTCCATTATTTGTTGCATATCAGCGGCAATTCCAAAAATCATAGCAGTAGGTTCAAACCTAAAAAACTCATAACTTTTGCCGTCTGATGTTTTGAATGAATAAGGAACATTAGATCTGTCTTGAAGCCATAATCTTCTTTCTTGCCTGTCTATAGGCCCACCGCCAACAATCTTTTTTTCTGACGCTAACTGATAAGCTAAAACTGCCAATCCTGTTCCTAAAAGTGTTTTTGCTATTGCCGCATCTCGTTCAGCTCCTTGTTTTCTTAAAACATTTACAACACCGGCAGGAGATCTTTCTAAATAATATTTAACAATATTTACCGGAGTTCTTACAAAAGGCACTACAAATTTGAGAGCTTTTAATGGGCCGTTTAATTGTCTTTGAAAACTTCTTCCGGTAGGGCCAAGATTGTTTGTAAATGTTTGATAGCGTCCTTGTTCTAATGCAATTTCTTCAAAGTCTTTGCCTAAAACACCTGCTGTCGGTGTTTTTTTGTGATCCATGACAAGACTATTTACTCTTTTCATAAATTTTATAGGATCTTTAATTCCTTCTTTTGCCGCTATATCGAAGGCCTTGCCATAAACATTTTGATTGTAAGCTAGTTGTTTAAAAAATACATCTCCTGCTAATAAACCTCTGCCTGGCAATCTAATAGTATCTCCAATAATGTCGTAACCAAAAACTTTTAATTTTGTATTAATTGATTTTTGCCTAGCTAATTCTAATTTTGTATTTGGATCTTTTACTAAATCTGGGTTGTAAAATACTTTTGCCGCTGTTTTTAAAGCATCTCTTAATCCATAAATAGTAGCAAAAGCGTTACCATTTGCTTCTGAAAAAGAGAGTCTTCTATCGGGATCTTTTCTTCTGCCTACTGAAATTGCCGCTTGAGCATACGCTTCTACAGGCCTAAAAGCCGCTACTATAGCATTACTGCCCATATTTACTGCTTGTGTAGGAATACCAGAAAGCAAAGCATTTATCCAAAATTCTTGTGCCATGTCTAAAATAGTTGGCGGTCTTACTGCACTTTGAGCATTAATAGCAATTTGTTCTGGAGTTTCTAATTTGGCCGCATTTCTTATTCTTGCTTCTATATTTTGCAAACCTTTATTAGTAACTTGTCTTTGTTTAACAATATCATCTACAAATTCTCTAGCTTGTTTTGGTGTTAAATTATCAACATCATATTTAAAAGAGTTTAGTAATTGACCTGCATAAGAAGTTTCTCCAACAAGTCTTTCTCCTACAGCTCCCAGATCCATTTCTAATAATTGAAAATTGTATAATTGTTTATTAGAAGGCGTTTCTCCTGCTTCAAGTAATATATTTAATTCTTCTCCTAATTCTTTTGTTTGTTTTGCTAAATACTGCAACATCATTCTAGCGGCCATAAGTTCTTGCGGAGTAAATTTTATATTTTTAGGAGCATTAATAAATTTATCTATAGTCAATCCGCTAGTTAAAGCATCTTCTCTTAACAATTTTCCGTCAGGACCAAATTGCATTTGATTTCTAGCTTTAATCCAATCTCCATTTTTTATGGCCTGTCTAGTTAGAGCTTGTATATCTCCTTTAGAAAAATCATATTTTTCCAAATTAATATTTACTACTTTATTAGGATCTCCAGGATCAAAGTCTGGCGGTGGCCCGTCGTCTGATCTAGGTGGTGGTGGTGGTCCAGGCGGAACATCAGCTCCTTCTCCTAATGGCAATCCTTTATCTCCTCTTAAATTAGCAGGAACAAGTGTTTTTAAAGCAGTTATTATTGGATCATCTGGCTCAAATCTTTCAGAAGTATTTTTTATAAAATTATTAATAACTTCGTCTAATTGTGCATCTGTCAGTTCATCTGGATCAAATCCCAAGTCATTAATAAGTCTTCTTTCTTCATCTATACCTTGTAATAATTGTTCGTATTCTAATAATTTAAAATCATCTTTTGGACTTGGAGCATCTTCTGCTATTAGTCTTGTTAATACATTGTATGCAGAGTTAGTATCATCTCCTTTTTCTAAAACTTGTTGAGTATTATCATATTGAATTTCATAACCCTTGCGTTCCATGTCTTCTGCTAAGTTGTCCCAAAATTGTCCGTCTAAAACTTCATCTTGCTCCGTTTTTTCTCTTAGATCTTTTTGATTTTGTGTTTCATATCTGCTTTCTTTTCCTTTGCCACGAAGATAAGCTCTACTAGGTCTTCCTCTACTATCAGTTAAACCTAAAGACTCTCCTATTTCGCCTACTTTTAATTGAGCATAGGTAAAAGGTTTTATTTTTCTTAAAATTTCTTTAGCAGTAATTACTTTAGGATAATTTGGTTCTTGTAATCTATTAGCTGAAGGACTATCTGGTAGTTTTTTTGCTTTAAATTTTTGAAAATCTTTATTAGCTCTAATTTTAATTTTTGTAATTTCATCTGCTAAAAATTGTTTATTTAATTTTGGATCTTCAAACTTTAAAGCAGGATCAATGTCAGATCTAAACAAACGAGAATATCTTTCAAAAATGTTTTTAAATTTATTACTATAATCTCTAGTATCTAAAAATTTATTAAATTCAATATCATCTGGCCCATATACTTCTTTTTCTAAATATTTATTTGTATCTGAAACATCTACATCTAAAGATCCGTCTTCTCTATAAACAGGAGTATCTAATTTTTTTTCGTTTATAATTTTTTCTGATTGGCTAGTAGGAGGTTCTTCTGGCAATTTAGGCCCAACAAATTCTTCTTCAAAGATTTGTTCTTTTTGTATTTTGTCAGCTATCTTTGCTTCTTGCTGTTTAACAGATCTAATATCAAAATTTCTGCCTAAAAAACCAACAATAGGACTAAGAAGCGATCCTATACCTGCTCCTTCTATAGCCATTTTAAATCTACTTTGAGCTACAGAGTCGTCTGGATCTGCTTTTAAATATTCAGCTACAGGGCCAACAACAAAAACATCTGGACCAAAAGTATCATATAAAAGATTAGATAACCTTTCTTCTTCTGGATCAAAAGAAGTTTGTTCAGCAATACTACCTATAGTTCCATATCTTACAATATCAGACGCAGTTCTATCCGCTATATCTTTAACAGCTCCTACCTTATCAGTTTTGTAACCAGGAACCATAAGTCTATTATATAAACCCCTTACAAAAGAAGGGCCTTGCGTTGCGGCAATTTGGGGACCTCGTATTATTTTATCAAAACCAATAAAATCAGGAAGAAACTGAATAATATCTCTAGCAAAAGATCCGCCAAAATAAGTTGGTTCTGGTATTTCTGGTAATCCGTCTTCTCCATAAAGTTTTTTATTCAAAGCATTTACTATTTGCATTTGTGTCAGGGGATTATTAATACTTGGGCCTATTACGCCACGATCTCCCATTTCAGCTAGGTCTTCTACAAGGCCAAGTTTGGATTGTCCGGAGTCCCTTAATCCACCGATAACTGTTCTATAAAAATTACCTATAGGTCCGGGATTTTCGGGATTTGTTTCTAGCTCGATTTGAGCTTGTTCGTCTATATCTGTTACGGGGACTTCTGAAACTTCAAGATTTCCTTCTAGCCAATCTTCATAAGCTCCCATAATGATATACCACTATTTAACTCTCTGTAAGAAAGAGCTTTCTCTTGCAAAATTCAAAGCATCTGCTTCTGACTCAGTAACAAAAGATCCGTCTATGTATCTATTTATATTAGGATCTCCTGTTGTATTTTGTCTTCGTAACAAACTATTAAAATCTTGTTTTGCTTTGTCGTTTTTTACATATTGTTCATAAGTAGTTTTACTCAATATATCTTTTATCATTTTGCCTTCTGCATCATCTGGAAATTTATTAAGATTTTGTTGTAAAAAACCAAATGCGTTTGGACTTATTGTTCCCGTTAATATATAGCTATTTAATGTATCTTCTG